CTTTAATAAATAGTAATCTAAATAAACAATATATTTCTCAACAAATTATGAAAAAATATATTCAAAAACATAAACTACAATATTTAAATGATACTATTGTTATTAAAAAGAAAAAAGTATCAAAAAATAGAGGATTATCTAATAATCTTTTAATCAAAATAATGTCAAGATAATATATGCTACTATGTGAAACGTTATAGTAAAAAAATTAGTACTTTATTATAATGTGTTTATTTTTAAAGAAAAAAATATTATTAATATTAATGTTACCTAAATTTTATTTTATTAATTTAGACCGGTCTGAAGACAGATTAAAACATATGAATAAATTTTTTAAAAAAATAGAAAAAAAAACTGATATGAAACCACGATTTCAAAGGATTAAAGCATTTGATGGTAAAAATGAAAATGTTGAGAACCACAGTAACCTTAAACTTTCTAATATGTGGCACAAGAAAGAACAAAATAGGAAAGCTATTGGACCAGAATTTGGTTGTACTTATTCGCATATTAAAGGAATGAAAGCTTATTTAGATGATTCTGATAATAAGGATGATGTTGCTTTTATTTGTGAAGATGATTTGGAATTATTTAAAATAGGAAAAGGACCTTTTCAAAGTATTGTTAAACAAACAATAGACATTACTAAAAAACATGGATTAGTAGCTGTATCATGTGTAGGAAGTCCTAATATAATTGGACCTATGTTACAAACTGCAAAAAATCCAACCTTTTTAGGTTATGATGCAAATAGAGGAAAATTGTATGGTACTGGATGTTATATGATATCTAGGTCGTTAGCCGAAAAAATAACTAATCGACATTGGAAAAATAATAAACTTATAATAGATAAAGAACATACTTCAATGGTTGCTGATCATTTTATTTATCCACAAACTGAGAATACAACTTTCTTAATACCATCTTTATTTGCAATAAAACCAGAAAATGACTCTTATATACATTCCGAACATATTAGTATGCACGACGGTGTACAGAAAATGATGTTTCAAATGTGGAATAACTTTAATGTGGCTATTAAAACTGATGTTGCAATAATATCAAATAATAATTGGGGAGAAGATTATTATATCCAAAAACAAGTTAAATATAATACACCTACGATTGGAACCAAAATGAGTCATTCTGATTATGTTACATTTGTAGAAAATTTTGAGGAATACTTAAAAGCAACTCCTGAAGAAATTAAATTAGATAATATAAACTATCCAGTTGGTAAATTAAGTTATCAGGAAAAAGATATAATTATACATTTTGCTGAAGAGGATTCATGGGAAATGACATTAAGACATTGGGAAGAAAGAAAGAAAAAGTTACCAACAAATAAATCAGATATTTTATTTAAAATTTGTGATAGAAAATTTAATGGAGAATTAAATACTGATTTACTCAAAAGATTTTATAAAAGTGGTATATCAAAGAAAGTAGTATTTTTATCAGAATATTGTGAATTTAGAGATAAATACTTGAATAAAAAATATGATGCCAAGTTAATTCCAATCAAATATTGTGATAATGAAAATAAATGTTGTCCAGATGGCAAACAGTTATTTAAATTATGCGGTATTAATTAATTTATTATGTAAAACAAAAAGTATATAGTAGATATATTTCCATTGTTACATATTTATAGTAGTTGGATAACAACCGTTACTAACTTCATACTAACTCATGACATCGAAAATATTTTGATTTTAGCATTAGTATAATTTAGAAGTTTAGGTTTTGGTCTATTACACCACCCGACATTTAAAATAATTTTATACTTTGGCTCTAAATGCTGATAATATTTTAGATTTACCTCCTGATATAATAGTATTTATCTTCATTTTGTAATATATTATTTTTAATTATATCTCGCAATTGTGTGTTTTTATTCATATATTTAACTTGATATTTCAATCATTCCATGAATAAACACGACTTTAAGTTTATAGTAAAGAAAGTATTGCATTATTTTGATTAAATGTGATAATTTATTAACAGAAAAACTATTAATTTGTGTAGAAAAATATTAACGTCCATGCGAGGTGGATGAACTATTAGGAGACCCAGACAAAGCAAAGAAAGAATTGGTAAATAAACGACTGTAAAAATTAAACTATAAAAAAATATTATGAATATTAATATATATGATTTTAAAATATTCCTTATTGAATGGTTGTTGGAGTAAAAATGAACAAATTACAAATAGTTTACCTTTTATTAATTGTTTAATGGATATATTCCCAAGTTAGTTGATGAAACGGAAAGTCCAGATGTTGTTTTTATATCATGTATCGGACAAATAAATTATAATGGGTCTGCATTTAAAATTGGATATATACCAGAAGATAAAAATAATTATGATCAAATATCAAAAAAAATTTCAATAAAATATTTTGATTTATTGATTGGTTCATTGCCAATTATAAAATCAAAAAAAATTTGTAAATTTCCAACATATAATATTAATGAAAATGTAAAAGATAATAAGCTTAATAAGCTTAATAAGCTTAAATTTTGTTGTTTTATTGAAAATGAGAAAAATACTAAAAGCAACCTAGAAATTATTAATGTTTTAAGTAAAATAGGTAATATTGAATATTTTAGTAAATTTAAAAAAGAATTAAAATTAGACTATATGAGTCAGTTTATATTTAGTATGTGTCAAGATTTAGATAATGAGAATGAAATAAGAAATATCATAAATGCAGGTTGTATACCTATATATAATGAACATTTTAATGATACTATTAATTTAAATATTTTTAATCAAAATAGAATTATATATTATGATTCGTCAAATAATAAATCAATCCATGATTGTTATAATAAAATAGTTGAATTAATGACAGATCAAAAAAAGTTATATGACTTCTATAAACAATCACCTTATATTACTAATTATAAAAATGAATTTAAAAGTATGATTGATAATTATCAAAAAAATTTTAAAAGTATGATTGATAATTATCAAAAAAATTGGAATATTAAAATAAATCATGAGAATAATAATTATAATATTATTCCATTAGGTGATCACTGTTCAATTTCAATGATTTTAAAAGAAATTGGTATAAGATCATGCAGTTATCCATTTGATTGGATAACATATAGTGATCAAATAAATAGTTCAAATATATTATATAATTGTGATATTTTAAAGAAAATAATTAGTGCATATAATATTGATGATATTGTTTTAGATTTTATAGGAGATGCTTATTCAACTAAAAAAAATAAAATTACAACTATGTGGTTTCCACATGAAGATGATTGTAAAAGTGAAGATGAATTGTTTCAAAAATATAAAAGAAGATTTCTTAGAATAAAAAATGATATTATTAATAAAAAAAATATTTTCATTATTAATACAAGGAAGTATCATATTAAAGAAGAAAATATTATTAATTTGTTGGTATATCTAAAAGAATTTAATAAAGATAATAAAATTTTATTTATAAGTGGTGAAAAACATATATTTAATGATGACAGTATTTATTTCAAATATATAAAGTATGACAAAGACAAATTTTATCAATATGATTATACTAATTTTAGACCTAGTATTAAAAAGTTCTTATTAGAGTTTCTTTTATAATTTTTTAGCAATAATAAACATTCATTCCTTGAGTTGTAGCTAAATTATAAATTAAATTTTCTAATGATAAATCTTTATCCTTGCTATTCTCTTTTAAATATTTTATTAATGCACAATATAATTTACAGAATTTATCAGATACAATAAATACATCATGTTCTTGATTATTAAATTTATTGGAAAAATTTAAACTTGTATTTTCTTTGATATTTTTTGAATTAACACATAATATATCAAAATTACTGGGTACCATGTTAAATAAAATATCAAAATTTTTTAGTATAATATCTTCATTTTTAAGTAATATTGCTGATAATTTATATTTTTTTAATTTTTTTGTTGATTTATAAAACATATCAATATAATTAGGTTCATTAATACTAATAAGTTTATCATTAATTATAATAGACTTATTAACTACTATTTTTTCAATATTCTCTAAATTTATAGATTTAAGTTCTTCATTCCTATATTTATTTGTATGAGATGCTATATAATTTCCATCATCAGGTCTATTTTCATACAATTTAACAAAATACTTATCACAAACAAAAGGTATTTTATTTAAATACAATATAAAACTAACTGCACAATCTTCAATGGTATAAGGATATGATTTTGTTAATTTATCAAAATGAAAAATATCAAAATTAATTTTTTCCATATGATCTATTAAAATTTTACAACATTTATTAGATATGTAGTATAAAGTACCACATGCACCAATATCAACAGTTGGTCTTTTAATATAATTTATTATATTTACATTTTTTAAATTATGTAATGGATTAATTAGGTCATCTTTATGATTTTCATAATATTTAACCATAAAATAATCATCTCTAGTTGGATAATTTAAATCAATATGTGGTACAGATAAACTTTTTTCTACCCAATTATTACCAATAAAATCATTTTTATTTTTAGTATTTATAAATTCAAATAATTTAGATTCATTAAAATATAAATCATCGCCAGATCTTAATACACCTTCTTCAATATCATAAAATTGATAAACATATTTTAATGCCAATACTAATTTTTTTAATAGATGAATATATGAGTCTTCACAATTAATAGTTAGTATATCATCTTCTAGTATATATTCTTCATTAATTCTATTATCACCTAAAACATAGATTACTTTATAACCATCATAATTATTCTTTTTTAATTTAAATTCATTTAAACGAGAATATTTATATCTTTGACAACTTAGAATTATTATAATTCCTTTTACTTTTTCTTTCATATATTATTTATAAATATAATATTTTAAACTAAATTAAACGTTTTTTAATTTCATTTGTCAAAATTTCATAATAATCTTTTAAAACTTGGTTGGCTGATTCTTTAAAAACAGGACCAATGTGATAATTATCTACATTTTTCAATAGGGTTTCAAATTGTTTATCAAGAATTTTATAATTTGAAATATCACAAAATAGATATTTGTTTTCATTAATCATATCTTTTTCAGGATAATCATTTGCCCAATAAACTGGAATTGTACCAGCTTCTAATGCGTGAAATATTTTTTCAGTATAATAACCTTCAAATTCTGAATTTTCAGGACAAATATTTAATAACCCTTTTTTAATAAATGTAATTTTATCTTTTAATGTAGGGCCAACTTGTTCGGTTTGCATAAATTTACTACCACCTAAAATTGTGCCATATCGTTTAAGAGTATTATAAATTATGGTTCTTTGGCCCCATTTATCATGTCTAGCAACAATAGTAGCTAAACTTTTTTTCTTTTTCTGAATATTTTTTTTGTATTGTTCTTCAATATGTGTAATTATATTATCATTTTCGTCATAACTATAATATTTATAATAAAATAACCATAATGGGAATCTAATAATATTTTTTTCTAAATTTGTATATTTAAAACCAACAATTAAATCAAAGTATTTATTTAATACACCCATATCATTATATTGAGGACATCTATTAAGATTTTCTCCATAATAAAATATTTTTACTTTAGCTTTATATTTTTTTACCAATTCAATTGGACCCATAACTGAAGAAACTAAAATATCAGGATTACTATCAGGAGAAACAACAACTGTTTCCTCGATATTATGACTAATAAAATCGGTAAGAAAAGTGTCATTTTCTGGATCATTCCAGAAATTAATATAAGCAATTTTTAAAACCATATATATAATTAAAATATATATTTTTTTAAGTTTAATTAAATAGAATATATTGAGTTAAAAATATAATTTCTTAATTTCAAATAAAGATTTATCAAAATAATCAAGTTTAATAAAATCAGCCGAAAAACGGCCATCTTCATTTCTAGTGAAAGAGTTTGTAATATATGCTCCATATTGTCCTAGTTTTGATATATTTCTATTTATTTTATAATTAATACCGTCTGTACTTTCAAATAAAATATAATCAAAGTTATTATAAATTTTATTAAGTACCGCTTGATCTTTAATTTGAAAACCAGAATGGTTTGATTCTGTAGTTAATGAAACTAGATAAAAAATATTATCTATTTTTGTGATATCACCTTGATAAAGATTTATATCATTCTCTAATTTTGTTACATTAAAATTTAAAAAATCATCTGTTGAAAATAGTTGAATTTTTCTAACTCCTGTTATTTCATTAAATCTAGTAGTAAAATAATGTTTATTATCATCATAAAAATATGATAATTGAGAATCAAAATAAACATGAAAATTTTGAGACAATGAATCATTTTTTGTTAATATTAGTTTGGAATTTTCAAAAGATTCATTAAGATTAGATAAATCATTAAATTCATTAAAATAAATTCCTTTTTTGTATTTAAATTTAGTACTATATTTTTCAAAATCATTATTATATATTCCTCCTATAAAATAATTTTTATTATTTGAAGAAAAAAATAGAATATTATTACCGATTGTATTATATAGTTCAAATTTTGTTAAATTAGATATATTTATTTTTTTTTCATATTCTAAATTTACTATATCAATATTATAGTATTGTAATTTTTCATCATCCCATTCTTCTAAATGTGTTTTATACGATTTAATTAAATTAAAAATTAATTTACCATTAAAATATTGTGCATTACGAATTGAATATTTTTTTATATTTTTATATGATGGGATGTTTTTATTATATTTTATATCTGGTATTATTTTTATTTTTTCATTTGATGAAAAAGGTATAATATTATTTTTTACACGATGTTTAATTTCTTCAATATTATTTGTATAATGAGTGTCTAATTTTTTTTCCCTCATACTTTCAGTTCTTTCATACCTTTTTAACATTTTATTCATAAAATATTTTTCTCCTAACATATTCATATGTTTTAATGTATATATATCTTCACTATATGTTATAATACCATCCGGTTTACATCCATGTGACCCTAAATCATAGTTCATAGAATGTATTTTTGTTTTATTAAAACATATTTTTTTTGACATCATTTTATTATAAACTGCTTCTTCAATTTTAAATAAATCAATATCAGATAAATCATTTGTTAAACTATTTCCAATCATTTCAAACCCTTTTGTATTTAAAACTGTAACACCTTTATTATGCTCTTCTAATAAAGTATTTTCATCAATTAATAACCATTCATCCATATCGCAAACAATAATCCAACCAGAATCACAGTTTTTATAACAATTATTTCTTACATAAGCAATATTAAATTCATTTTGTTCATCTTTTATACCATCCGACCATGATACAACTTGACATCCATATTTTTTTGCAATTTTAACACTATTATCAGTTGACTTGTTATCCATAATAATTATGTTACAATATGGGAACATCATTTTATAATGTTTGATTGTTAACGGAATTAATAATTCTTCGTTATAGCACATTAAATAAATTGAAATACTTAACATTATATACAGTATATAATATATTATTATTTAAATATGTTTAAAAAATAATGAAAGTATTATTTTTTGGTACATTTATAAATTCAACTAGTGTTACTAATTTAGGTTCTTTTAGTGGACGAAAAGTACTATAACTGATACATTATTATATCAAACCATTTTTATTAAATTTAATTTATACAAAACGTAAAATACATATACAGCTGATTTGGTATAGTTAGGTTATATTAATAGTAAGAATATTATGTATGTGTTGTATTGGATTTAATTATTACAATATTAATATGGTTCGCAATATTGGATATTACTATTTAAATAATTATTCAACAATATAAATGGATAATATCATAAATATAATTATTCAACAATCAAATCTTTATTGTTATACATTCAGATATACTTTATCTTTTAAAAAATATGTGTATCAAAATAATTTATATTTAATTATATATATATGAATTTAATTGAAAAAAATATAATTGAAACATATAATAATACAATTATTAAAAATAATATTTTAAATTTTTGTAAAAAAGTAAAAAGTTATTTACCATTAGGGTATCCATCATTATTACAATATAATAATATAAATTATATATATTATCGTGAAGATATTCAACATAAATGTCATTTAGATAGTCAAATTACAAAACGATTTATTATTGATAATAATTTAAAATTAATAAAAGATGAAAATTATAGTCTAAATTTAGGCGTCGGATCACATAATTTTAGATTATTTAATATTAATAATAATATATATGGAATTGGTGGTCAAGCGTTTGGTACAGATAATTATAATACTTTTACAAATACAATAAATATTGATTATTTAAATTATCATAAAAATGATATTAAATTTATCTCTAAAGATAATTATCATATTAATCATCTAGCAGGTGATAAAATATATGATCCAACTCATTATTGTCCTTATTTTGCAAATGGATTATATTTATTTAAAATGAATAATATAAATACAAATGATTATATTATTGAAAATAATAAATTACCAATATTAAGTGGTATTATATCTGGAAGACATGATGGACATTATGGATATTGTAATAATAATAATAT